ACTTGTTCTGCTGCACCTCTCGCTGCAGCTTCTGTCATTTCTTCTCCTAATAACCTACTACGAGATCCACCAAAAGCACCAGAGCCTATAGCACTAGCTCTTCTGGCAATATCCCCTTGGGCTAAACCTTCTCGTACGTCTTTTAGTGTTTGTTGTACTACATCTTCCTCGTAAGGGTTATAAAAACGTTCTACACCACTAGGGTCAAACATTCCAGTAGAGCCGTAACCTACATCTGCTGCTGTTCCTAATCCTCTACCAGCCTCTAGTAATTGATTTACACCCATACCAGTAGCAGCACCTGCTACTTTAGGGGCTTGTCTTAAAAGCCCTGTGCCTTCTGCTGTGCTTCTTTCCCCTGCACCTATAGCGTCCCCTATCAAACCTTTTGAAGTACCAAAAGCATTTTGTGCAGTTCCTACACCACTACGTATCATATTTTCTGCACCTTGTAGATAAGGTTGATAACCGCCTACACCTTGAGCAGTAAGACGGAAAGCTTCTTCTTGTGCTGGGGTAAACCCAGCTATTCGTTCACCTGTGTATGTATATGGGTTGGCTCCTTCAACACCGAAACCCATAATTTTATTAACCAAATCTTGATTCAACAAAGGCATAATTCCAGGAACGTTTTGTCCTGGAACACCAGCATAAAATTGTCCCAACATATTAGTTGGTAGCGTTTCTGTTCTAGTGTAACCTGTTTCTGTTGCCATTAAGCTCTCCCTATTCCCATACTTTGTGCTTTATTTTCGTTTTTGTCCATCATTGCGTAAAGTCTTGCGATTCCTGCATCGTGGTCACCTTCACCTAAACCTGCTACTGCTTGTTTAGTCATGACAAACTCACCATCTGCAAGTATAGCATTCACTGTGTCTTCGTCTCCTGAACCGTTAGGATCTTCTATATCACCACCAACAGCTCTCATATCCATTACGCCACCTTCATTAAATTCAGGAAACATAAGTTTACTGTACTCATCATCACTCATAGTTGCTCGTAAATATGCAGCAGTAGCTGGATCCATCATTCCTCCAGAACCTAAACCAGAAGTCATGTAGTTAGGCATACTACCTGCTCCTACACCTTCAATACCGTATTGAGTTGGTAACGTTGCTGGTCTAAGTGGGTTTTGTAAATAACCACCCTGTATTCCACTTGGTCCAGGCATACGTGCATTGTTTTCACCACCTTCAAGTCCACCGAGTGCTGTTAACCCTACTAAACCTGCACCTACTTTACCCATACCACTTAACGCACCAAAACTATCCCCTAACCCTGTGTATGCAAATTTTGAGCCTGCTGCTGGTAGACCTGCACTTGCTCCACGTAACATTCCTGCACCTGATGCACCAATGTCTTGAAAGAAGCCACCTATAGTTCCTTGCGTACCTGATTGTATTGAAGAAACCGCTGGGTTGAGACTCCTAAACATACCTGATTTATCAAAAGGGTTGAGTGAACCTAATCCACCACCACCTTTGACACCGAAACCTGCTGCCACGTTACCCATCACATAACCTTGAGCAGCACCCTTGACAGCCCCTTTAAGATTTCCTTCTTTTATACCGCCACCTATACCGCCACCTATTGCTGCACCTGCTGGTCCACCTACAGCAAAACCTATAACTTGACCGATTACAGGTGCTGCTTTTTTAATTGATTTACCTAACTTTTTAAAGAAGCCAAATTCAGGTGCACCTGTGAGTGGGTTAATTGAGTTTTCAAAATGTCCTACTTGGTATTGATAAGGGTTAATTTCATGACGCTCAAAAGCATCAAATAGTTGTCTTTTTAATACAGGGTCATCAGCTATAGGTCTAGGTAAGACCATTTCTCCAGGAGTAAGGTGACCTATTGTAGTATCTCCATAGCGACCATGCATCGCTAATTCATAACGAGCATCTGCTAAATTTTCTAAACTTTCTAGCCCTGTGGTCTGCATAACCTTTTATTTAACTCCTGATTTAGTTAATAATAACTAATTTGAACAACGTTGTATATATCATAATGAAATGCTCGTTGCTCCTGCTATTTTTAATGTTACTTCACCTACAGAACCAGTAGCAGATAACCCTTTATTTATTTTAGGTGTAGAGATAGTTATCCACTCATTACCGCTGTAAACTTCTAATGATTCATTGTTCGTGTTCCAAACTAAACTTCCTGGATTAAACTTAGCTGTGTTTTTAGTTGTGTCGTCTATTTGACGAATGTTGTCTGTGTCAAACTCACCTAGATTGATTTCTAATACTCTTACTAAACGGTTATATGTATCTGGAGTAACAACCTCTTCCATTTCTATAGGAAGCCTTGTTTGTAGTAGTCTGCTCATCTTCTGCCGTCAGTTCTTACGTCTAGTCTTGTAACTCCCAGTCTCCAGCCTGTTGCTGTGTTTGCTGGAGTATTGTCATCGTCTGACTCCACTCTTACTACTGCTTGTCTTGCTCTAGCTCTTACGTGAGACTGTTGAGTAGAACTCGTAATAGTTGAAGTACTGTTTGTTGTTAGTGTGTCTCCAGGAAAATTACGTGTTTTTAAAACTAGATTTACCTGACCGCCATCACTGTTACTTAAAAAACGTATATCAGGAATCATTTTATTTATAAAAGCAAACTGTTCTCCGTCACCTATATCAAAATCACTAGATTCTACAAAAACATTCGTCATAGGACTACCATCATCATCGTACCCTGTTTCGTGTTCATATAGGTAAGAGTTTTCTGTAGCTCTAGGGTATGGTTCAACACCAGCATCTAACCATGCGTATCTTCTAAGTTGACCGTATGACCAAACATTTTCTGCATAATTATAAATAACGTATCTATCTATTTCATCAGAGCTGCCTGAACAATAATACCAACCCACTTCATCATACTGAGTATTAGTAAAAGCATGTGTTTTAAATGTTTGACTTGAGTTGTAATCATCAAACACATAACTTAACACACTACAAGGCACTTTTTTTACCGAGCCTGTGTATACATAAAAATTATCATAGCCCATCCAAAAAACACCATTAGGTGCAGTCACTGCTGCTTTAGGTGCGATTAAACCTGAGTTTTCATTAATTAAATTTATACCAAAAGTGAACGGTGGTCCAATAAACTGCATACTATATAAAGCAGTGTCTGTCCAGATTAATATTTCTTGCCTAGATTTTACAGCACCAATTATAGCACTACCAGAAGACAACCTAAGAGATCCTGCAGTGTTTGTGCTTCTTGGTTCAAAATCTAAATCATTTTCTTGATCACTAAAAGCTATTAACATAGGATCTATACTTCCTGTACGTGCAGAATCTACTATAGGATCTGCACCTAAAATTATTAAATGTCTATCTTTTTCTGAAGTGATTGCTTGTAGTCCAACTGTAGGAACTTGGTTAGCTCCCGTAATTCCAGAAAGCTCAACAGCTCTTGTATTTGTACCGCTATTTTCTAACCATCTATATATACCGCCACCCCTCACATTCATTATCAAATTCTCACCAAAGTGATCATGTGTCCAAAGTCTTAACTGATTAGTGGCAGATATAGCACTAGCAGAACCCCATGTACTAGCTCCCCATGTTCCTGTACCCCACCCTGTAGAAGAAACATAAACATCTAACCCCACGTTAATTTGATAAGTTCCTACTACTGAGCTACCTCCATTACCACTATCACTAGCGTTCGCTGTGACTGTAGTTCCTGATGTATCTTTAGCTGTTATTGTGTATGTGTTAAGTCCCGTAACTAACAGTATTTGATATTCTTGGTTTAATACAGTAGCTGTAACATTACCACCTAAACTAGCTGCACCGCTAAAAGTGACAAAATCATTAGTTACTGCTCCATGGCTTGTGTCTGTGACTGTGATAGTTGAACTACCATTAGTTGCGGCAAACGTTACGTCGCCTGCTGAAGTTGTAGATCTAATAGGTGTAACATCATCAAAATTAGTTCCTTGTTTAATGTAGTATTTAAAAGTTGTACCTAACCCTAAATATTTACTGCCCTCTAAGGAAACCCAAGCATGAAGAGCTCGTGCTTTTCCTAAGTATGTATCAAGTGTGTCTTTTACCCAACCTCCGATTTTCTGTACTCTACCGTTTTTAAATCGTATCAAGTTTGCGTCAAACCAGCCACCTTCGTTATCGTAATCAGTTCCCTCTCTATTAATTCCAGGTCTAAATATAAATTTGCTTAATGCCATAACTATACCTCATACCAATCTTTCCCTTCAAACAAAAGAGCTTCTGCTTCTCTTCTTCTTATTAAACCTTTTAAAACTTCACCCCCAGCTTTATTCCAGCGTTTTATTTCTCTAGGGACATCGTCATATCTTTCTTGATTTAAAACTGTCAAGAGTGTAGAGTTTCTAAGATTTGTTGGTCCAAGGTTATACACCCAACAAACTAAAGAATCAAATTGATTTTGGTTTAAAGGTACTTCGACCATATCGTTAATATATCCTTCATACTCTGGCATTTCTTCTGCTAATAAATGTTCAGCTTCATCTTTATTTATTTGATCCCCTTCTTTAACTTCTTTAGTGTGCCCATATCCAATAGTCCACACCCCTACAGAATCTTGATAAGCTTTTAACTCACACCCTTCAAATTTTTTTAAAAGAGCTAAACCTTCTTCAGATATATTCATTATTTCTTCACTTTCTCCATACCAATTCCACCTACCGTTTTTGTTAGTCATCTTTATTTGGTGTGTTAGATGCACCAAAATAAAAACTAATAATAGCTGAGGCTAGTCCGCCGAGATAACCAAGAACAAGATTAATTAAAGCTTCGCTGTTCTGCTCTGGAGGTTGGATAGTTACTAAGAATATGTAGCCCATAAACCCACCTACTACAGCAATACCTATAATACGAGCTGTCCAGTCTTTACCAAATTTTCCTCTTGCGTCTTGAATATCTGCTGTTTCTAATTTAAACACGTCTACTTCTAATTCTTTCATTTTAATTTCAAACTCTGCTTCAGCTTTTTTTAGCTCAAGCATTTGTTCAGGTGTAGCGTTATCTATTGCTTTCTGTATTTCTTTAGGTTCATTTTTACAACCTAATACATCTGCAATCATGTTTGCAGCCATACCACCCATTGGTCCACCTAATGCTTGACCGAGTGTTGGAGCTACTGTGCCAACTAAGTTTTTAAGTAATGCTTTCATATTATCCTCGTATTGTGTATATGTTTAAGGCATCTTTTTTGCCTTTCACTTTTATAGGTTCTAGTAAGTTTAACTTAATTCCACAACTTTTTTTAGTATTCTCGCCTATTAATATATCTTCCCCAACTTCTTTAGTTGCACTTTCTAACCTTGCTGCAGTGTTTACTGCGTCTCCTATAGCTGTGTAATCAAACCGTGATTCACTGCCCATATTACCTATAACAGCATAACCAGTATTTACTCCAACCCCTATAGCTACATCTATATCTGCTTCTTTTATATTCTTTTGTATTTCTATTGCTGCAACTACAGCTTTGTTTTCATGATTTTCTAAATCAAGAGGAGCATTAAATATAGCCATCATTGCATCACCAATGTATTTATCAACCATGCCCCCATGTTTTTGGACTGCTTGTTGTTGTATAGTGAGAGCTTGATTCATAATTTTAGTTACTTCTTCTGGTTCTAGTGTTTCTGACAAAGCAGTAAAACCTCGTACATCTGTAAATAAAAAAGTACAGTATCTTTTTTCTCCGCCCAGTTTTAATAGTTCAGGGTTATCTTGCAATCTTTTAACTTGTGCTGGATCAAGGTAGTGTTCAAATTGTTTTTTAATTTCTTGCCGAAGTTTAAACTGAGTACGAAAATTTAAATAAAAACCTACGCTTGCTGTTAGTATTTGTGATATTAAAGACCAAGTTACGTCAATAAGTATACCCTTACGTATCATATAAAGCCCAGAAAGGAGTGTTAGGAGCGATATGGACGTACTTAATAAAATACCTGAGGTTATACCCATATTAAGGACTATAAACCATATTAAAGAAACAGTTATCAGTAATGTAATCAGTTCTACAGCTAAAGAATAATCTGGTATTCGTGGGCTGTTTTCTATCAATATAGACTCAGCAAGTGCTGCTTGTATTTTGTGTGGCTCTAATAAACCAACTGGAGTTGCAAGTTGAGGCATAATCCCTTTAGCTGTAAACCCTACAAAAACAAATTTATTCTCAACATTCATTTCAGTTAAATCTGTCTGAGGTGTGTCTACCCAACTAACCCATTTTCTACCATAAGAATCTACAGGAACAGAAGGGATGCCTTTTACACGTATTTCTTCTAATCCGTTTTGATTTGTTTTTATAACGTATGTGTCTGCGCCAGCTAATATTTTTAAAACTTCTGTGCCATAAGATGGCACCCAACCTTCTGGTGTACGCATTAATAAAGGTAGCCTACGAATTAAATTATCTATATCTGTTCTAGCTACAGCTAGTCCTTGACTTGCATTATGTTTTAATACATCTATATTTTCTACAACACCTTGAGAGTATATACCACCTATATCTTCCCCTAAAATAACTGTACCTGTTGTTGGAGGATATGAGTCAGTATTATTTTCATACATAGCTAACACACTGGGGGCAAACTTTAGTGCTTCTGTAAATTCAAAATCACCACCAAATCTATCTGGTTGAGGGAACGCAATAACCCATCCCACTCCTATCGCACCTTTTCTTAGTAGGTTAATCTGTATTTGAGCTAGAGTTTGTCTAGATAACGGATAACCGCCTTCATTAGTTATATCTTCTTCTGTAATATTTAAAATTGTAAAATACCCTGATGGTTTTTGATCAGTAATTAATGAATCAAAGGTTTTTAACTTTAATACTTCTAATAGTGTGAATTGTAAAATTAAAGGGACACTCAATAAAATTAATATAGCTGGGAGTAGTAAACGTTTCATTAGTTGCCTTGGTTTATAGTTATCGTATTAGAAGAACCACCATTAACTTTAATTATGTTTTCTACACCGTTTTGTGTTAATAATAAAGTATACGAACTTGAACCGTCTAGATCTATTCTAAATGTATCACCTACGCTTCTTCTTAGACTAATAAGTTGTCCTGTAATAATCGTTGTAATTTGACTTACTTTATCTTGTCCTATTTGTGTTCCTGTTATTTTTATTCCTGTAGCGATTTGATTTAATTGATCTTCTTCCTCACCTACAGCCAAAGCATCTATAATGTTAAGTAAGTCTTCTAAAAAGTTTACATCTAAATAATTTATATCTAATTCTGTGAACTCTAAATCAGCTTCATTGTCTAAAAAATCCTCTGCTAAAAAATCTACGTCTAAATCATTAAAATCTAAATAGTCTGCTGTTGTGCCTGTTTGAGTTTCTTCTTGCATGTTATCTTTTTCACTAGGAGGATTCACTATCAACATGTTGTCTATAAACTCTAAAGTAATGTCTAACGTTACTGGTTTAGAAGGAGCTTGATTGTATGTCATGGCTGTAGTCGCTTGGTATGGTTGGTTTAATATAACCTGTCCCATAGCTGTAGCTACAACTATTTCTCCACTAGAGTTACCATATTTATCTGGTAATAAGATCACTAAAGAAGAACCAGTTTCTGGTGTAGTAGTGATTGTAAAATCTGTACCTCTAACAAATACATCAGCACTTGGTGTACTGATTGATATATTCTTTTTATTATTGAACTTACCTGTTACAAATCTTGCAGTGCCGCTAGCAAATCTAAGAGCCATTTCAGATTTTTTAGGGTTAGGATCATATATGTATGTATCTATAACTAATTTGCTGTGGTCCATTACACGAACAACTGTATCATCAACAAAAGTTATAGCAACTCGACCAGTTTCTGTTTTAACATTGTCTAGTTGTTGTATAGGGAAGGCTAACTCAGCACCATACGGTTTGTCCCGCACAACCTGAGCATTGCCTTTTAGCTCGCTGATACTTCCTATATCAACAACTTGTGCCTGTGCCTTGGTCGTTTTGAATGACGCAGACAGTAGAAGTGCTAGTACCAGAACTGAGAATTTTAAGCCAGTCATTA